CCATCGAACCTGTGATTTTTGCATCATGCAGAGCGACCACCATCGCGGCAGTTTCTTCAATACTGACACCGGCATTTTTTGCCACCGGTGCGGCATAGGTCATTGCATCACTGAGCCCGTCAAAGTCGGCGGCGGTTTTGTTCATCACTGTCGACAGAACATCGCCAATATGCGAAACCTTGTCGCTGGAAAGCTGAAACGCGGAGCGCATCCCCATCAGTAACGCGGCGTTTTCTTCCATTGTGCGCCGGTTAGCAAGCGCCATATTCAGAGTGACTGGCGTTGTTGCCTCAATAGCAGCAGCGTCACCACCACCTTTTGCGATGATAATCTGCGCACTGGCGGCATCATCAGCAGAGGCGGCGGTATTGTCGCCGAGCTGGCGCGCCTGTTTGCGAAGCGCCTGCATTTCTGGCGACTGCTTATCGACCCCGAGCACGGCCTGCAACTCGGAATTTTTCTGCGCAAAGTCATAACCGGGCATCAGTAATTTAACCCCGGCCATCGTTCCCGCTGTCGCGATACCGACCCCGGCAGCACCTGCAGCGGCCATGTTACCGGCAAGCTCCTTGCCTGATTTATATCGCTCTTTCACCCGTCCTAATTTCGCCTGCTGTGCACTGACGCGCGCCAGTGCCTCACGCTGGCGGTTAAGCTGCGCCGTCGTTTCGCTGATAGATGTTTTGAGCCGACGCTCATCGGCAGACAGGGTACGGGTATTAATACCGGCCTGCATAAGCTCGGAGCGCTGGCGCTGTACCGACGTTCTCAGGCTGTTGTATTTCGTCTGCAGCTCAGAGGCGGCACGCTTTGCCGCTTCGAGTGCCTGCGCCTGCGCGCGAGTCGGACTGGTGGTGTTTTTAAACTGCACGGCCAGCTCACCGGCTTCGCGCTTCGCCTTGTCAAGCGCCTGACTGGTAACGGCCAGTTGCGCGCTTGCCTTACGAAAGCCGTCGATTTTTGACGCCTGACCGTTCAGGTCACGCAGCCCTTTTTGTGTGTCGCGAATATCGCCCGACAGGCTTTTACTCGCGGTCTGGATGGATTTAAGCGGTCGGGTCGCCTGGTCGACCGCTTTCAGCAATACCTCAAGCCTCAGGTTATTACTCATTGTGGTTTCCGCTACGCTGTAGCGCCTTTTCGCGCCATGTGATGAGCTCAGTCAGGCTCAGGGAATAGAGCTCTGATGGCGGCCAGTGGAATATCACTGCAATATCCGCCATCAGGTCATCGGTCGACAGGTCAGGCGGGAGGTCTATTCCGCCGAAGCCGGTGACAAAAAACCAATCACCTTAGCGGCCAGCGACAGCATATCGGGCAGATTCATCGCGGTTAGTTCCTGCGTGGTGAGCGCGGGATAGGTCATGCGGGGCAGTACTTTAATCAACGCATCGACCTCGGACTGCGCCACCGCCGCCAGACTGACACCGCGCAGGGTACCGGCGTTCGGCTCAATCAGGGTGACTTTAACAATCGTCTGGCCGGCGCGCTTAATCGGCTTGTCGAGGGTCACAACGTTCGGGGTTACGGTGTCAATTTCATTGCCAGCCGTATCAACAAATTCAGCGGTTTGACGTGGTGCTTTTACCATGATGTTTTTCTCTGCTCTGAAAGGAGTTAATAACCGACCAGCAGCGCTGACCGGTCAGGGAATTACAGCCCGATTGCGCGGCGGTGCTGTTCCAAACGGTCGACGCCGTTCACCTTCTCGACCATGTTGATGGTGTCGATTTCGATGACGTCGCTACCATCAATCGTGAGGCGGTAATAGGTGCAGACGGTCGACAGTTTGGTCGAGGTGTTTTCACCCTGCTTATTCTCGCCGCCGTCGATTTCTTTATGACGGCCACGCATGACCACCTCGACCGCGATGACTTCGCCGGTGTCGTCACGCTGGTAAGAACCAGCAAAACGCAGCGGCACGGCATCAGCACCCGGCGCGGCATACTGCGCCCACAGCGCCACATCAGGCAGGCCACCGACAGACCATTCGACGGTGAGCGCATCATCGTCGAGACCGAGGTCAATCGATGCCTCGCCATTCATACCGCCGCCGCGATAGTTTTCGAGCTTGCGGGTCAGCTTCGGTAGGGTCACGGATTCAACAACGCCCATGTAGCTGAGGCCATCGTTGAACATGTTCAGATATTTGAGTTTGCGGGGTAGTGCCATGTTATTTCAGGCTCCTTAGCTGTTGACCGATTCGGCCAGATTCACCAGATATTTATCGGTGATACGCTGGCGCAGGGTCAGGCTTTCCAGTGGGGGAACAGGCGTATAGTCGTAGTCGATATACAGTTTTCCGGCCTTGAGGGTTTCCTTATCGTTCGATTCCTCGTCGAACCAGCATTCACCGTCCACGATGTAGCCATTTGATTTCAGCTCGCGGAATTTGGCGTTAATGCCGTCAATAATGTCGCGGATGAGCGATGCGGTAATGGGCTTATCGACCGCCCACATGTGCGCCTCGGCCATCGTATCGGCCAGCACCTGCGCGGTGCGGGTGTAGTTCTCAAACAGGAAAAGCGGGTCATCAGAGCAGGTGCGGTTACCCCAGAAGCGGAAACCATCCTTGCGCACCAGCGTCGTGACCCCGGCCTCGTTGAGCAGGTCAGCATCGGTGCCGGATGCCTGTAAATCCCAAAAGACTGACGCACTGATGCCGGTGACTCCCTGCACGCCGACGTTAGACAGGGTTTTGTGCCAGCCGACAGTCTGGTCGATGTAGGCACGCAGGCCGAGCGCGCGAGCGGTGGCGTAGGCTGTTGCGGTGGCGTTCGTGGTGGTGTCCCATGCGAGGAAGTCAGGCCAGATAACCATCAGTTCGCGCTGACTGAAATTCTCGCGATAGGCCATCGCTTCGGAAATGGTCTTACAGCCCCATGCGCTGACATAGCCAAAGGCGCGCAGGCTGATACAGACCGACGCGAGTGCGGTTGCGACTTCCTGCGTATCGAGACCCGGCACGCCGAGAATACGTGGCTTAACACCGGTGACCGCTTCGGCAGTCAACAGCGCCTTGATACCGGTGTATTTACCGTTCTCATCCGTGCCGCCGATGATGTTAGAAATGGTCTGCGTCTGAGCTGCATCCGGGTCATCGTCGACACCTTCGGCAACGCGCACGACAATGGTGACGGGTTTTGACTGGTCGGCGATAGCCTGCAGGGATGCGGCCAACGTGCCTTTTTTACCGCACATTGGTAATCAGTACCGGCTCATTGAGGGGGAATGTTTCGGCATCCGCATCGCTGGCCGTACAGACCATGCCGACGATTGCGGTTGCTACAGTGGAAATGACGCGGGTGCCGTCGTTAATCTCAAGCACCTGTACGCCGTGGTGAAAATCACTCATCCGGTTAACTCCGTGGTTAGTGGGTGAGTGTTATTGTCCTGGCTGGTCTGGTGAGGAGCTATTTGTCGGCGATGGGTAGCGGATGACACATAAACAAATCATAAAAAAGACGGGCATCAGCCCGCCTTGCATTATTCCGGTTTGACCGGCCATTCAATATCCGGTGCCGTTGAGGTGTCGACCACGTTCAGCGCCTGAATGTATTTCATCCACGCAATCAGGCTGG